TTGGTCGATGTCAGCAGCGTAATCTTCGATGGAAAAGAACTTAGGTGTTGTACCAACTTTAAGGACGTTAGTTGCCCAAGTGTTAAGCATAGCTGATTCAAGGAAGGCATCGAAGTCACCATCACGGAGGTCAACAACAATGTCGCCACCTACTTGACGGTTGCCATGACGATCAACACGAGCCATACGGTCAGCTTGAATGTCAGTACCAGCAACACGATCTTTAGTAAGGTTCAAAGAGTGGGTGCTGAATGGGAGGTTAGTGAAGTTGCCAGCGGGTGTCGTACCAAACGTAGATTCAGTAATAAACGACAGACTGGAGCGTGAACCCTGTGCAAAGGCCATGTTGGTTTCTCCTATTGGAAGTTATTTGTATATGTACCAGCCGATGTTAATCGGAACAAAGTACCAAGGACTATCTATCATTCCCTGCTGACGTTCAGCGTAGTCAATAGACACTATGATTGTTTCTGCATCACCATTGGTAAACGAGATGTCAGTGGTTGCTGCGAAGGCGTCTATCACTTTGTTAGCGTAGTCGTCTGCGGTAGCTGGGCCTTGACCTTCGGGGGCAAAGACTGTTACGGAGAATACACCTTGGTATCTCAGTTGTGGGTTTAAGCCCCTTACAGCAGGTCTAGTGACCGTGGGGAGGTATTGTACCTTGAGGAAGCTAGTGCCTGTTGTAGGCTCAAAAGCTACGTTCTCGTAAGATATAGATGGGAGACCTGATGTTGCAGCTAAGTGGCTCTCTAGTGCAGCCCGAATATCATTCTGAATACTAGCCATAGATGTCCCTTATCTGTGCAAAAACTTTATACCCAGCCCTTCTCCAAGATGGCCCACCGTTCTCTACATCGTCTGCATGAGGGGAAGCGTTCCTGAGTGTAATGCGTGTGGTATTCTTTAGATCAACCTTGTTTATATCACCCATCAAGTTAGAAAGACCTTCTTGTCTCATAGCTTGAGGGTTTTGTTGCTTAGGTCTGTTATCTGAGGACTTACCCCTTGGTCTACCAGCACCGACAGAATAAGAGAATGATGTAACATATGCACCAGTGTCTACGGGGGATAGGTTAACGGCAGTCTGAGCTATATCTATTAACTGGTCAGACACATACTCTTCTACATACTCGTCAAGTATCTCCATCTTCTTGTAGAACGAAGAGTTAATCTTGATAGACTGTTTCATAGGTTACTCTCCTACGTCACAGATGTAACCTATAGCAGTACCAGCGGAAAATAACGACATGACAGAGGTAATCTTAACTGTGTCACCACTACCGATAATCAGATCGTCAAAGTCGGGGATGGCAGCTAAGTCTAAGGCTGAGATAACACACTTGCGAGTACCACGAACAACCTCATCATTACCACCCGCAACACCTACGTTATAGTTGTAGAGATACCCCTTAACGGAATAGTCGGTGGTGACAGAACTGTCTACTGTGCCTGTAGCTGGATTGTATGTACCAGCAGTAGTAACCTTGCGTAGAGTTAGGGTTTCCCCAAAGTCTCTAACTAGGTTAAGCAGGTCAAAGGAGCGGAATGACATATCTTACTCCTTATTCGTATTCAGGTGTTTGATAGCTTGGTGGGTTCTTAAAACGATCTCTACGGAATGAGCCTTCGATACGGTTAGTGTTAGCTCGTACAGCTTTAATACCACTCTTGGTGATACCACCAGCTAAGACACCCACCGAAGCACCTGAGGTCTTACCTTGGTATTCTAGGTCATCTGCTAGTGCTTTATACTGTCTGGCTAAGTCGGAGTAGTCAGCACTCAAGGCTCCACTTAGTTGTGTCGTTACTTGTCGGGAGTATTTAGCTGAGATTACACGAGCGACCCAAGCACCAGAGTAATATACATTGTTACCATTCTCAGATAAAGCAAATGTAATCTCTTCGTTCTGTACCTGTTGGTCAACTGTGTCAGTATCTCCAATCAGAAGGCGTACTGTGTTGAGACGACCAGAGGCCGTGGTAGTGTCCAAGTCTGTAGGATCGTAAGACCATGCCATGTAAGTCGTCTCCTGAGTGCCAGCGAACTGGTGTTGTTATTAGTCAGCGAGAACCTTGTCTCGTATGTCGTAGAAGTCTTCTGTAATCCAGCGATTAACATTAAGGAAGCGTCTGATTAGACCACGTTGCTTATCGTCAATCTTAGACTTCTTACACTTCTTAGCTTCAAACTCTGTCTTACTGGAGGTACGTTTGTTTACCTCGACATTAAGTAAGTTCACTAAGGTCTCTAAGTCCTTACCAGCTAGTTCAGACAGTCGATCTCCAACTTTGTTCTGGACCTCAAGTTCTTTATTGTGGTGAACGTAACCTGCGGCGTATAGGGTAGCAACCTTGTCTTGGTCTATTCCTCGCTCTGCCCAGTTAAAGTGATCTCCACGTTTCCAATTTGTATTATCCGCCAGTAAAGGCATCTTGATAAACACAGGCCAATCGACCTGCCAACCTAAGTATGTAGGGTGCATAGGGACTCTCCATTATATGAATACTGTTATGTTCTGTTATATATTGGGTTGTACCCCAAGCCGTTAAGCTCAGGGTACACCTTTGTTTATGTAGCTTAGGCTACTACGGCTGAGAAGAAGTAACCCAAGTCTGCACCTGTGACTTGCATGTCATAGGCCATTTTAACTTGGATGTGTTCTGCAACTTGCTGACGCTTCAGAGCATCGTCAGAGAAAGACTCAACGGTAACACCGAGGTTGTTTACGCCGGGAACTGAGTTCCATGCGAATGTCAAACCAGCGGCAGGGGTCATCAGACCGGATGCACGAGGTGTGTGTACCAACAGAGCGTTCTTACCACCGATGAAGCTATTGCTTTCGGCCAGACCTTCAGCAGCACCGTTCTTAACAGCTTCCATGACGTAGAAGTTCTCTACTTCAAAGATTTCTGCCAGTTTAGCATCTGTAATCAAAGCTGTGTTCGATACAGTTGCGCCACCGTTCAAACGAGCGAGGATGTCTGGGTGGTTAACCAAGATGTCACGAACTTCTTTACCAACAACCATTGTGTTTGGCTTAAAGCCACCTGATGCCAACTGCATGGTGCGACGACCAGTAGTTACATCAGAGATTGGTGTAGAGTTAGTGTAGTCAGACCACAGGTTTGCAGGAGTTACGTCTGTAGTCCAGACGCCAGCCTTGAAGAATGTGTCAGCGAAACGCTCTTCACGGTCGATCAACAAGCGAGTTGTCAATGTCTGTGCGCCAGCGGAACGGATTTCCAACATTGCATCTTCGTTAGCAAGAGTTTGCTCATCGAAGTCCATGCCGAGGCCATAAACGTCAGCATAATAAGCAGCGTTAGAAACTGCCATACCGATGCGGTTAACTTCTGTGCGTGGCGCAAGTTTCTTTACGTCACCAGAGCGGTTCATGTTCGCACGGTCATAGATGTAATACTTGTCAGACTGACGAGCAACACCTACGGTTGGGAATACTTTATCAGCGACAAAGTTAGTTTGTTCTTGTACATAGGCCAGTGTCAAGTTGGACAACGGCTGGTCGATATGTACCTGTGATGGTGTCAAAAGTGGCATTATATTATTCCTTTAATGCTAGATTAGGCTGGGACTACGTTGCCGCCTTGGATCATTTCGATTTCGATGATCTGACCGTCTACGCCAGCTTCACGAGCGTAACCCAGAACAACATCACCAGCGGCGGCAGTCAAAGCAGTACCATCAGCACCAGTTTGAACTTGAGCGCCAGCGGCAATAGCGCCACCAGCTTCTACCATGACGGAGCCAGAGACACATACGGTCACGGCAGCACCAGCGGCAGCACCAGCAAGACATACACCAATGGCGTTCTCACCAGCAGCGTCAGCCAAGTCAACTTGACCATCGGACTCTAGAGTTACGAATTTGAATTGTGCTGCGGAAAGGTCTTCCCCAGCGATGAAAGTGCGGTTATCACGAGATTGCATGACGGCCATGATTATTCCCCTTTGTAGGATTTAGTGATGAGTGCTTTGCCTTCGTCGGTCTTAGCTACAGCAGCATAAGCCTTGGCGAACTCACTCTTTTTCAGTTGGTTTTCGTCCATGTAGGACTTTACGAGAGCATCCAGTTTGTCAGCAGAGGTAGCGAACTCACCGTCTACATCGGACTTACCAAATTCTTGCATGGAAGCAGCAAAGGCAGCATCAGCAGCTTTGAGCATTACCATAATTCCATCATCTTCTGAGAATGACTTCAGGAGAGACTTAGCTGCACCAGCTTCAAAGTGTGGCAGAACTTCTTCTGCTTTCTTTGTCAACTCAAGGTCAGCCTTTTCGATTTCATGTTCACGCTTGGCTACAGCAGCAGCTTCAAGTGCTTTCAGGACTGGGGCTGGGATGTCGCTCTTAGCTACCATCTCACCGTCGATGTCCATCATTTCTTCTTCCGCTTTCTTTTCGATTGAGTCGGCACGGATAACGTAACCATTGTCAATCAAACCTTTGCGGAGATGTTGGTTCTCAGCAGAAAGACGATCAAAGTCAGCCTTAAGTGCTTCAACGTCAACTTCAGGAGCTTCTACAGCTTCAACTTCAGGAGCGGCTTTCTCAGCAACTTCTTCTGTTACAGCTTCATCAGCTTTTTCCATGTCGTAGCCGAGAGCTTTCATAGCTTCACCACGGCCACAGCCTTTGTCGTCCATGTACGCCTTTACTTTGGCTTCCATTTCTTCGTTCATTTTCGTAATTTCCTCATCGGAGTTGTCACGCTTGAAGAGAGAGACCATTGCTTGTGCATTGGCTGGACGATCCACAAGGGAAAGTTCTTCAAGGTGCAAGTTTTTCAGGAGATTAGGCAAGTTAGATTTCCTCCTTGATAGCACGTCCACCTATAGAGAACGCAGCGAGTTCACCAGATTTCACCATAGCCCAGACGGTATCATCGAATACTTTGTAAGCGACAACCCATCCTTCACGGTCAGACTGGATACCAAGAGCATCACCAATTTCTTTAGTGATAGGAAGAGAGTGGACAACTACGCCAACTTGATCTCCAACGTGCATAGCCTTGCCGACCCGCACATGCTCCATAAATTCATTAACGGCTTTTACCAGTGTTCCAGCTTCGATAACGTCACCCTGACGATCAATAACGGCTTCACCTTTTTCTGTAACTACAGAAGCCCATCCGTAGACCATACGCTGTTCGTCGTCGGTCTTAAGGATTTTACCTTCGATATTCTTTGTCATTTCACCCACCGATGTGTTGGATTCCCACATACGACATGACCAGTAGCCAGCCGTTGTCTTATCTTTCTTGGTATCACAGGAATGACGGGAGCGGAAATTGGCACGAGCTTTAGGATCGTCCCTGCGGATTTCCATGTTAGGATCACCGAAAGCTACCCGTTTGACCTTACCGCCGTCCTGTACGAACACCTCAAACTTCTTGTTGCCACCTTTGATACGACGAGGCTTATTCAGAGTGACAGTTTCGCCTTGATACTCAGCTTTAGCAAAGTCAGTCTTTAGTATCTCAGCTACAACGGCTCTCAGAGCCTCTATACGGCTCACTGAAGGCTCTTCTGCCTCTTCGGTAGGCTCACCCCCCTCGTAGAACGAAAGATAAGCCTCGTGGCTCTCTCCGGGCATGTACACAGCCTGTCCATCGTACTCAGAGACGTGAGTGGCTCCACCCATACCTAAGTCCATAGAACGAGAGATAGCTTCAGGCTCAGTGGTGAAGATGTCGTTAGCGTATTGTGCTTTACGGAGGGTAGAAACCTTGTGACCTACCATTGTGCCTGTTGGCTTACCTTCATCATCAATGATCTCAATACGAGCGGCAGGTTCCTCTTTGGTTCCTGTAATCTTAACGGGAATACCTGAGACTTTACCATCACGAATGATTTCACGGACGATACCACGGGCAGTTCCGCCTGAGCTATTCCAAGATACTTTAGAACCAACTTTCATTAACCTGTAACCTCACGAGTCATTTTTGATAAGGACACCTTGGAATGAGGCTCCGATTGCGTTATTGCTGGTGTCTGTAACGACCCTACACTCTAAGTCTGTCTTCTCAGCGAATGGCTGAGGGTACTCAAACTTAGTAATCAACTGGTTGCTTTGAAGGACGTTAATAAAACGAGTTCTAAACACGTTAGAGCCTTGGTCACGGCTTACAAAGCTACAAGTTGCAGTCTTGTTGGCTTGGCTCAGAGCAGCAGTAAAGTTAATGTCGTCTAAATAGAGGGTATAACCAGCGGGAACTGTGTAGGCAGCTATCTGGGTCTGGTTGCCGAACCCGAGGTTAGCGTAAACCGTGTTAGGTACACCAGCGGTAGCTCCAGAAGAACCAATGTAGATTGTACCACCTGATGTACCGTCTGACCCCGCAAGAGTAACAAAAGCTCGATAGACTCTAAGGTACGAAAGTTGAGTAACTACCTGTGTCTGACCGTTTAGAGCTACAGTCTCTTCTATCTCGTTGTAGTCTTCATCAAGACCTTGTATAAGGATGGTGTTAGCACCTGTGCCACCACTTGCATCGTTTGCACTAGAGCTACTGACAAACATTGTAACTGCATTATCAAGCCAAGGGTAGTTACCACCTTGCGCCCACACGGTCTCTTCAGTGCCATTTACATCTGGGTTATACCCAAACTTATATATCGGGGTGTACCCCTCAGTGTGGCCTCTGGCGATAGCTAAGTCTGTATGATCGTATAATCGTCTAGGCCAACCACCAAACATCTGCTGTACCACCTGTTCATATATTACGTTAGGGTCTCTTGCGTCTTCTACGTCAGGTCTGCCAGTAAGGATACCACCAGCCGAAAGCGCATTATTCTGAGTTATTGCTGTCGGGTTAACTTCTGGTACACCAGTCAGGATAGGAACTGCGGTGTTTGCCTCATCTTCCGTGAGTGTAGCACTGGCTACAACGGGAGAGCCTGTGATAAAACTAACTGCACTTAGGTCATGTAACTGGCTCAGGCTTGTGCTTGATACAATAGCTGCCCCAGTGACAATTAGATCGGCAGTAAGATCGTGGTCTTGAGCGATGGTAGCCGCCTGTATGACGACAATACCTGTAGTTATGTTGGTGCAGCTTAGGCTGTGTGCCTGAGTTAAGGTAGAACTAGCTACCGTAGGAATACCAGACGTTACACTTGTAGCTGTAATCGCATGGACTTGAGTTATTACGGTTGTCTGAACGACCGAAGCACCAGTAGAAAAACCATCAGCGCCTATGAAGTTCTCGTTTATAATAGGTTCACTGGCTTGTGTGAGTATTAAGCCACTGTCTTCCTGTAAAATCCTGCTGGTCATATTAAATAACCTTTATTATGCAGGATCAGGGATACCGATAGTAAACGATCCTAATGAAAAGGTATTTCCAGAGGCAACTACTTGGCTTTCTGTAAGAGAACCTGTGGCGAGAAGACGAGAGTTAACCGTGTCAACTATTGCATAGTGAGTGGCTGTACCGTTACCTGTGACTGAAGCGTCAGCTATAGAAGCTACGACAACCTCACGACCACCACCTGACTTATCTGAGGGGGCAGCAATGGAAATGGAAGATGAGTTACCGAGAGTAGATGTAGAGGTAGCATCAGCATAGCTTGTAGCTTCCTGAGAAGTAATGTCCAAGCGATTGGCTTCAGTGTCTAATACTGAAAGTCCATTATCAAACACTCTGTTGTTTAAAGTTGCCATTACGCTTCTTCCTCATCTGTAGTAGAACGACCAACTTCAGGATCATACTCTAGGTCTGCAATGTCCATAAGGTCTTTAACAACCTCTGGGTGCGACGATACATCAATGTTAGCACCATTGAGGTTCCGTAGGAAAGCAGCTACTTCACGGAGGTCATGTGGAGCAACATCACCAGCTTCAATAGTTGGCATCAGGTCATAATTCAGACCGTTCAACTGCCAAAGACGCTCGACCAACTGTTTGTTGAGAACGTCAACGATTGCTTGGATGTAACTCTCAAGCGCACGGAGGAACAGGTCTGTCTTCGACTTGGAGAGAGCATAAGAACCCCCAGAAGAACCAAGCAGAAGAAACTCAGAAAGTACAGAACGAGCAATGTCATGCTGGTAACGACTAACGATTGGATTGATGTCAATGTTGCGTTTACCATTGGATGCCATAAGCTCAATGTCAACTAATCTAGTGGAGGAAGGCGCTCCGTCTTTATCGGGGTAGGTGTCGGAAGGCAATATAATGTAGCCTTGCTCGTTGAACTTAACGTCCCGTAGGATTTGCTGCAAGTTGTTGACGAATCCTGATTGAGCAGAAGAAGCGTCCCCAGAAAGATACTCAGCGGGAATACGAGCGACAGGAATACCCGCAAGTTCTCGTTCAACCGCAATGGCCTCAATAGCCTGTAGGTTGTTAAGGTACTCGTAAGAAGTATAAGCGTTACGAAGAATACTACGGCCACTTGGATCACCATTTATTGAGGTAGTGCGGTAATACAAGGATTTATTAACTGGGATATAATTCTTGCTTGCCATAAGGCCAACTGACTGTTCAATACCTAGAACATCCCCAGTCTTCTGATCGACATCAAACCTATTGATAGTCCAAGGCGCACGGGCTGCGATCTTACGCACACCAATACGTCCATCTGTATATTTAGAGTGTTTCTTGTCAGAACGCTCGTTAGGGCCAACACGCCGCTTGTAGATAACCTCGAACCAACCGAAGCCATACGACAGAAACGACAAGGCTTCTGCAATGTGGTCATCTAAGGTATGATCCATGTCATCAAGAACACTCTTGACGAAGTCAGCTTCCGCTTTAGCTGCATCACTATCGTCAACTGGAGTTACATGAAGGTCAACATCACGAAGGATTTGCTCAACAGAATACATAACAGCACCAACGGTACTATCATTGTCACGCATCT